GACTTGCTTATAGAGGAACTCAATGAGCGGAGTCTCAAGAGTTGGTTCAATATTCTTAACGAGTGACTCAAGTGCATCGTGAGTCAGTGTACCACGACGTGCAGCCTGAGCTGAGATCTTGTTGGCCTTCTCGTAGCCAACGCGTTTGCGCCATGCTTCAATCGCATCCTTTGATAGGATCGACAAGACCGTGGTAATCGAAGGATACTTCTTCCCATCAGGAGTCTCGTACGTGCGTCCAGTCTTCTTAGTCTCACATATGAGATCTTGGTGACCAATGTCAATTATGTTATGTGGGAAATACATCTTACCTCTTTCTACAGCGTGGCATAATAGCCTTGATATTGTGATGGCCTAATTCTGCCGGGAGCCATAAACCGTTTGAAGTCCTCATTGAGTAACCAACCGACCGCAGCATACGGATTAGCCGGAGTAGGCAGGTCTACGTTATAGTTGTACCCAACGATGATACGTGTCGGACACGCGTCAGGATACTTCATGGCACGTTCAAACTTCTCGTACTGACGTGTTGCCATGTTATAATACTGTGTACGGTTCGGGATGTTCTTGACCTCAATACGATGGTCGTCATACTCCACGTCCCACATGTATGTCTTAGGGTCTGTGTGGTCAAAGCCATCACGATTGTATTGGTTTGGCTTGGCACCGAGTCTGATCAGTGCAATCTCTGCCATCTCGCCGAGGAGGGTCGAGTGGTATATCTGTGATGCCTGTCGACCATGTGAGGTGATATCGTTCATAGCGATGTCCATGGCCTTCATCTTGATGCGATCGAAGTCGTCATCGAGTAGGGTGAATCGTGTCACACTCTGTGTCAGTTGTTCAATCGGGGTCATTATATAGATCCTTGTAACAAGTACGGAACGCCAAAGAAGTAGAGACTATAAACTATGATGAAGATAGCCTCAAAGGTTCTGTATTGTATTTTACTAAAGGGTTTGCTCATATCTTTCCTTGAGTGTAGACGCCGCATTGAGTGAAGACTTCACGGACCAATGATCGGGGTTTAACTCAGGGCAATCTACGCCATACACCTTTTCATAGAACAGCTTGTACATGTCAAGGTTGAAAGCGATTTGATGCTTTTCGAATATAGTTTTCATACGTGTTCTCCATAACAATCACATATACCAGTATACCATAGAAATCAGGCCTTGTACACAGCTATTTTGCGCACAAGGCCATTTTTTTAATTGGCATAAGGCGAACATGATGATCGCCTATTTGCATACTCACGGCATATACGTTTATAGTTTATACCGTGAGGTGTACGGATAGCTGCCCTTACGCCATACTCTCTCCAATACTTGACGTGTGATATCTCGTGGTCAAGTAAGTTAATGAGATCGTTATCGCGATTGACTTTATCCTCTTGAAGATAGATGACCTCAACGCCATCATTGAACATAACAGCTCTTCCGATGACCGATCCTCGAACTGCCCAATGATATTGGTCGACTATGACCACCTCAGGATATGGAAGTTCCATCTCAAAATGTTCATAACGTTCTAATACTATTTCGTCTATCCTCTCCTCTTGCGTCTGTGCCTGTATAGTTAACTGATTACCAAGCAATAATGTACAAACCAAAATCACACAACGTGCAATTTGTGACATGTCTCTGTCCTGTATAAATGGTTATCACACAGCACATTACAAAGTATCCGGAGTTATCCTCCGAATTCGTGACCTGCGACTCTGCGCAATTAATTGTCTCTGATAGCGGCCTCTCTACGAAACTGCTTCTTCAAAGCAGCAATAGCCTCTGACTCAGTCTTAGCGTTGGCCATCATAGCTTCGACCTTACGGCCAAACACCTTTTTGCCAAGGCTTTTGATTTGGGCCAAACTCATGTCTGCAGTAGCATCGCTCAGCGCACTTGCGAATTCATCTGCAGTTTTCATCTTCATATAGTCTTTCAGCTTATTAGCTGGCTTCTTCTTCTTGCCAAAGAACTCATTGAATGTTTGCACTGTTATCTCCCGTGTTTAGCCTATTTATATCAGCCGCCAAACTCATGGCCAGCAACTCTACGCATTTGTTTCTTAAACTCAGCAAAGGATGGCTTTGTCTTATAGAGCTTGATAGTAACCTCGTTACGCTCTTTGCCTTTGATACGCCAGTTATATCCGTCCTTCTTGTGGTCAGCATCAGTGGTCTTAACAACACGACGCTTGTAACCATCTTCCCAAGACTCAGACTTCTTCTTGACGCCTTCCGTGACTGATACGGCTTTGTTCTTCATGGTATGGTTCTTGTAATTATCTTCCCAGTTACGGAAGGTTATATTACCAAGGGTGTACGCTTCTTTTTCTATCTCTTGTAGGTTGGAATCTTCTGTAGTATCAGTTGACGTATAGTTACCAAGCCGATCTTCCAGGTTCTGGATATGATGTATCATCTCATGAGCAAAGGATCTACATATATCTTTAGGATGTCGGTCGGTGGCGTAGAGTACTACTTCCCTATTATTAGGATCATAGTGGGCTGTCTTACCAAAGAAGTCCGTGGCGTTGTCTTCGTCATACCTGACCTTTATACTAGGCAAAGGTTTTATATTCATTCCTTGGTCTAGCATATACTCTATTATGGAATTGATATATTCAGTCAGTGTTGGTGTCTTCTCCTGTCTGCTTTCCATGATCACACTGATACGACCAAGCAGATCTACCGCTTCGTTCTTCTTTGCCTTCTTCTTCGCCTTACGTGCCTTTGCAGCCAGGTCCTTATCGGCACCGCCCCAGGTTCCCTTAGCCTTACGAGTAAAGCTATTGACTCGAGCGTGTGCCCATTGCTGTTGACCAGCACCAGGTCTATGACCGGTCTTCCATGCCGCCATTCCACGGTTGTAGACTTGCTTGAGGATACCATAAGGGATACCAGACTTCTTAGCCTTTGCCCTCAGGTTCTTCTCAGCAGCAGCTGAGATCTCGGTCAATTGACCTGGTGTATCGTCTTTGTAATTCTTGACCAACTCATCAGTCCCCTCTTCACCTGCGTGGGCAAGGATGGACTTGTGCTTTGATGGCTTGGTTTCTGCACGTGCGTCACCAGGTGCTGGCTTGTATGCGGTTGGATCATCATCACGCTTCTTGGCTTGCTTGTCAAACTGGGCTGAACGTTTATCCTGAGTTGACTTACTCAGACCGACGCCGTACGCTCTCTTGAGCTTTTCACTTAGCACTTTAGCTTGTTCGATGAGCATACCCTTACGGACTGCAGTATAAAGCTTGTCGCCGTTGTAACCTTCTGGAAGACCGAGCTGGAAGTCTTCGCGAAGACCTTCGGCTGCAGCCTGCCGCATCTTAGATGCAGACATACCAGACACACCTTCTGCGTCAGGGTCACGTTCGCCAGCTGATATGAACTCGAGTGAAGCAAAGTTGTAGAGTGAGTTAGACTCTGTACCATTGTACTTACCAAGACGTTCTGTATACTCCGCAACTCTATCCGAACCTGCGATAAACTTAACATTAGTATAGCCTTGCTTATATAAACTGGCTAAGGCTTGAAGGGGATCTTTAGCATCACTTTGAATAATGTGGTCGGCGTGTCGTGGAAACATGTCTCTCATGAATGCGATTTTAGTTTCGTATGAGAGTGGGTTTTTCTTTGGGTTGGTCGAGTGAGATACGTAAATATGATAGTCACCACCTTGGGCAACTGACGCAACCTTCTCAATTAGTTTAAGGTGACCAACTGTTGGTGGGTTAAACCGACCAAACGTTACAACAATAGACTTACCTTGGGCTTCGTTCATAACTTCCTCTTTCATTTGTGCTGACGGTTTTTGCCACCCTTTGATAATGTCTGGGTTAAAGTTGTTGGTTGAGAACTCCATGCGATCGACTAGCTTGTACGCACCGTTATTGAGACGGTCGATGGCAACATAACCTTCTTCGCCTGTTGCACGGTATCCGTTCTGTGTCAGAACGAACGTGTCCATCTTCGAAATGGTTTCAAGCTTGCGGATGATGAGGAGTTTAGCCACTACAATAGCTTTCTGAAGATCGAACACCAACTTGAGGTTGGCTTTGTTCTCAGGTGAGAAGAACTTCATAAACTCATCGAGCTTGGCTTGTTGGGTAGCTTTACCCCTTTCGGTCTTACGCTTCTCAATCTCAGCACCGAACTTATCTTGGATGAACTTGATCAAGCCTTCGGTATGAGCAGCGGTATCGCCAATGTTCTGTCCTGCACGAACGAGACGGTTGTTGTAGGTCTCTATAGTCTGCGCAATCTGTGGAGTGTTCTGTATCTCACGAATCGTGGTACCTGATATCTTTTGGAAGATCTTACCGGCAATAGAGATAGCCTGAGTGACTTGAGCAGTCTCTTGTGCAGTTAAGGTTGCTGTGCCAGACACATCACGGACTTGAGCGTCTTGATACCACACGTCCATTGCCTTACGGAACTCAGAAGCATCAACATCAAAGGATGCACTCATGTTCTCAAGGTCATTACCACTATATCGCGTATGAAATACGATGCCGATCTTAGCAGCAGCAATGCGCTTTCCCTCAGGACTTGCAGCATCGACCGCATAGGCAATGGTGTTAGGTTGGAATGTGATATAGTTTTTGCCGTCTATATTCTCTGTTCTCTTGTCACCGTCAGTGAACATCATGTCACCTTGGACGATGCCTCGGATACCAAGCTGGGGAAGATACTTGAGTGCGGCCTTGAGCTTGTCTGCCAGGTCACCTGAAGTGTCAGCATCAACCTCGGCGTCGGTAGTATATACCTTAGGGTTCTTATTAAAAATGCCCTTCTTCGCAACGAAGAACTTACCGTCAGCAACCGCAGGATGTGAACCAGCAAAGACAGCGGGTGCGCCATCCCACTTGACAGTCGTATTGAATCTTTTGGATGTTTGACCTGCTAGCATATTACGAAGCGAACGAAGTGCTTCAATAGCTTGACGAGTTCCTTCGACACCGTTATAGAGTACGGCATCTTCGAGGTGGGTCATGTGGAGATTTTTAGCCATTATATTTCTTTCGCATTATTTGGAACACCGCCACGGGGGAACACACCGATGCGAGCATGTGGCATACTAACACCAGCAATTGTCGCTCCACGGTCACCGGTATATCGTGCAAAGTAGACACACTCATATCCAGAGCCGGCCGAAGGAACGTCTCCGTTCGAGCCCTTATGTGTTGACTCAATAGTGTATACGCCTTTGCCCGCGGGCTTCAATGACATTGGTCCTTGATGGAACTCATCGCAATTATTAACGCCCGGAGCAGAACCATA